TTATTCAGCATTAAAATTAAAAGAATACGGTGCGAATGATATCTACCTCTATGTAACTCATTGTGAGAACACCATTAAAGATGGTGAACTTTTAAAAGATAACGGGCTTATCAAAAAGATTTTTACAACAGATTCCATCTACAGTTTGGATGAAGAGAAAGTTGAGGTATTAAAATGATTAACACAAATCCTATGTTATTAATTGATTTCTATAAGGCAGTTCATGCTGAAATGCTGCCAGAAAAAATCACAAAATCTGTTTCATATTTTACTCCACGAATGAGCAGAGTAAACAGATGGGACAGTGTAGTAATGTTTGGATTGCAGGGATTTATCAAAACTTATCTGATTGATTACTTTAATAAGTGGTTCTTCAATAGACCATTTGCTGAAGTAATCGGAGAATATAAGAGAATTATGGATGCTTCTCTTGGCGAAAATGCTTACAAAATTGAGAAGATTGAACAGCTTCGCAAATTAGGCTATCTTCCGATTGAAATTGTGGCACTTCCGGAGGGAACTATTGTACCAATGCACGTACCAATGTTCGGTATTACAAATACACATAAAGATTTTGCCTGGTTGCCACAGAGTCTTGAAAGCTTGATTTCTGCGGAAAGTTGGCATCCTATGATTGCTGCAACAGTTGGATATACATATCGACAGATTGTAGATTATTATTATGATCTTACTTGTGATGATGAAACATCCAGAGCGAGAGCGTTAGGTGCTTTTGATTTCAGAGGTGAAGAGTGTACAGATTCAGCAATTAAAGCTGGTGCAGGATGGTGTTTATCATTTCTTAATACTGCCACAGTCCCGACCATTCCTTATCTGGAAAAGAACTATAAGTGTGATTGCACAAAAGAGCCGGTTGCATTTGGAAGCCCTAGCACAGAACATTCAGTAATGTGCAGTAATTTCGCAGTTGACGGTGACGAAATCACTCTTCTTCGGAGATTGCTTACCGAAATTTATCCAAACACAAGTTTCTCTGCTGTTTTGGATTCATATGATTATTGGAACGTAATTGACAATATTCTTCCACAGTTAAAACCTGAAATCTTGGCACATAACGGCTGTATGCTTATGCGTGGTGATTCTGGTGACTGTGTGGAAGTAGTCACAAAGACAGTATTCAAACTGTGGGAAGAATTTGGTGGAACAACCAACAGTAAAGGATATAAGGTACTTGATCCTCATGTAAAGGCTATTTATGGTGATTCCATAACAGTACAGAGATGTGAGCAGATTTATAAAATCCTAATGGAAAATGGATTTGCTTGCTCCAACGTGGCATTAGGTGTTGGATCATTCTCATTCCAGTGCATCGAAGAGGATGGTATCTTAAAACCATTTACCAGAGACACATTCAGTTCTTGCATTAAAGCAACATACTGTGAGATTGATGATAAACCATTCCCGATTTTCAAAAATCCGAAAGATGGCGGATTTAAGAAATCTCAGAAAGGTTGCTGTGTGGTTATAAAAGGATCAGATGGCAAACTCATTTATGTAGACGGTAGGACATGGGAAGAAGCTCATGTTTCTGGAAAAGATGCAAAGGCAAATCTATTACAGCCGATATTTAAAGATGGACAACTCATTAAAGAACAGAGCCTTGCTGAAATCCGAGGTATTCTTCATGGAGGTAAATTCTAATGTTCAATGCCAATAATACAATCGTTGTTTTTTGTGTTTTTGCGGATAATGAAATATGCGAACATTATAAAGAGTGCATCAGTGTCACATATGATTTCTATGAAAAAATGCTGGAATTTATTTCAGATATGAAAGTTGATATCCCAGGATTTAAAAATATCTATACTGAACGTGATTTTGTTTCGGATGACGATATTTCAAAATATTGGAAACGTGAAGATGCTCCAGAAAACAGTGGGAAACATTTTTATGACCAATTAAAGGCTATCTGTACCGAACATAATTTAAACTTATCAGAGAATATGGAAAAAGCAGAAAAACATATTTCTGAAATTTTACAAAAACAGGACTTTTACCTCAACGAAAGAAATTGTTACATACGATTAAAAAATGAATTTGAGAAATATGGAAAGCTCATATTTTGTGTGGATTTTGATGATACGCTATATGATTTTCACAAAAAGGGAAGAACATATGAAAATGTAATTAAACTATTGAAACGATGGGAAAGATATTCAGAAGTAATCATTTTTACTGGAAATGGTGAAAATAGTTATCCAATGATTGAGGAATATCTTGATAAACACAATGTCAAATATAAAGGCATTAACTGTGATAGCTCTGTTGCTGTCAAAGGAAGAAAAACATATGCAAATGTTTATATTGATGATCGTGGTGGATTACCATTGGTATATAAACATTTAATGACATTGATTGAAGAAATTGAAGGAGGAAACATAAAACATGACGTTTGATGCAAAGAAAGTAAAAAATGAAATTGTAAAATGGATTCAGGACTTTTTCTATGAAAACGGAAAGGACTGTAATGCAGTTGTGGGAATCTCTGGAGGCAAAGATTCTTCTGTTGTGGCTGCATTATGTGTTGAAGCATTAGGAAAAGACAGAGTAATTGGTGTACTTATGCCACAGGGAAATCAGCCAGACATTGATTATTCCAAAATGCTTTGCGATCATCTTGGAGTTGTAAACTTTACTGTTGATATTTTCAATGTATGCAGAAATATTAAGCATCAGGTAAAAGATAATACCGGAGGACACTGGAGCGCACAGAGTTCTACTAATCTTCCGGCACGAATCCGAATGGCTGTACTCTACGCTGTTTCTCAGACTGTAAATGGAAGAGTTGCCAATACTTGTAACTTATCTGAAGATTGGGTTGGATATGCTACAAGATATGGTGATGCAGCAGGAGATTTTTCACCGTTATCAAGACTTACTGTGACAGAAGTAAAAGCTATCGGAAGAGAACTTGGTTTACCTTCTGAGTTGGTTGATAAAGTGCCGACAGATGGGCTTTGTGGCAAAACAGACGAAGATAACCTGGGATTTACTTATGATATGCTTGATCGTTACATCAGAACAGGGGAGATTGAATCGGAAGAACTTAAACAGAAAATTGACACAATGCATAAAAAGAATCTGTTCAAGTTGGCTCTTATGCCGTCGTTTGAATACA